GTTATAAACATGACATATCAATTGTGCAATTTGAACGGAGTTTTGGATAGCATTGTACTCATCAAAGAAAATCAACGGACATCCATTCCGATTTGTGAGGACAACACCGACTACCAGCAGTATTTAGCCTGGGTGGCTGAAGGCAACCAGCCAGAAGCTGCTGACGCAGCACTTCCTGCGGAAGACGAGACCCCCGAATGATTACATTTGACTACACAGCGGAACATAAGACCGCAGCGAAGCGAGGACATTTATCATGGCATTAACGCAAGTATCTCCCGCCCTGTTGAACGCAGAGGCGCAGGCCCAGGGGTTTAGGAACCGCATCATCAATGGCGACATGCGGATTGACCAGAGGAATGCTGGTGCGAGTGTTTCAGTCAATAACAACAACACTTTTATTACTGATCGTTTTGCAGTCAGAGCGGCAACAGGTAGCGGGCATACTTCAGCACGATCAACAACTGCACCATCTGGTTTTACAAACAGCCTTCTTGTCACGGTCGGTACTGGAGGCTCTCCAGCTAGCAGTGATTTGAACTATGCTTTTCAGGCAATTGAAGGGTTCAACATTGCTGACTTAGCATGGGGTACGGCTAGTGCAAAGACCATAACAATCTCGTTTCAAGTGCGATCCAGCGTTACCGGAACCTATGCGCTTTCTGTTACAAATGCTTCGCTGAATCGTAGTTATATTGCTACCTTTACAATAAACTCAGCCAATACATTTGAAACTAAGTCGGTAACAATTGCTGGCGATACATCAGGAACATGGGCAACTGACAATAGTCTTGGGCTTTATTTGTTTTTTGACCTTGGTTGTGGATCAACTAGACAAGGAACGGCAGGGTCTTGGGCTGGGTCTTGGGGCGTTGGAACTTCTGGTTCTACTAAATTGATTTCTACTTCTGGAGCAACTCTCTACATCACCGGCGTACAACTAGAAGTTGGCAGTGTGGCTACTGAGTTTGAGCGCAGACCTTATGGCACTGAGTTGGCGTTGTGTCAACGGTATTTTCAAAGCATTGGTGGAACTGTTCAATATACAAGGTTTGCGTGGGGTCAAGCATATTCTGGGTCTCGTGCACAAGTCATTACGCCATTAAAAGTTACCATGAGAACAAGTCCGTCACTTAATGTGGTTGGTTCAACTTATGCCCCAAACTCAACGGCATCAAATCTTGCGGTAACTGCTTATGCTATTGATTCAGCAGACCCAAACAATGTTGTAACTGATATTACCGTATCGTCTGGGTTCACCGCTGGATATGCAACTCAATGGATTTCTCTTAATAACACAACAACATTTGTTCAATATTCAGCGGAGTTATAACAATGTATAGAGAACAAAAAAACAGTAGGGATGAAATAACATCCGTTTTAAGGTCAGATGGTTGGTCTATTCCTTTTGACCCCGCCAACACAGACTATCAGGAATACTTGAAGTGGGTTGCCGAGGGTAACGAACCTCTGCCGCATGATGCGCCCGTATTAGAACAAGCATCCGAAAACACGTTTACGGTGCAAATATGACCTTTGACTGGAAAATCTCCGAACTGGTGTTGGATGGCCAGGTCATCAAGTCCGTCAGGTATCACGTTACATTGGCGGACGGTGACCACGCGGTGGCCACTGAGGGCTACTGGAAGATGCGGAAACAGTACGAGATGGGCGAGAACGTGGGCGAGGCCCAGGTCGCACATTGGGTGGATTTAGACGCTATCCAAGACGGCAAACATCTAATAAAATCGAGACTACAAGAGCAACTGGATGCGCTGAAGTCCGCAACACCGACCAAGCCGCCCTGGGCCGTGGACACATTCAAGGTGACGATATGACGCAACCAATCGACATCATCAGCCGCGCCCTCAAAGACATCGGGGCACTAGAGGCCGGTGAAACTCCCGCCCCTGCGGACGCCCAAGACGCGTTCGATATGCTCAACGATATGCTCGACCAGTGGTCAAACGAGCAAATGATGGTCTTTTACAAGACCGAAATCGTCTACACGCTGACCGCCGGCCAAACTCAGTACACCATCGGCCCAGGTGGCCAGATTGGTGCCACGGTGACCGGCTCCATCAGCGGCACAACCCTGACGGTGACCAACATCACCCAGGGCGCAATTGCCCTTGGAATGACCATCTCTGGCTCTGGAATCACTGCGGGCACCAAGATTGTCGGGTTCGGAACTGGTGCGGGCGGCAACGTCAATTACGCGGGCACTTATACGGTGAGCGTATCCCAGACGGTGGCCAGCACAACCATTTCGGCCTATTACGAGCGCCCCCTGTCGATCAACTCCGCGTTTGTGCGGGTCAACACGACCGCCAACGGCCAGCCCATCCAGGGTGGTGGTCTGGACTATCCGGTGACTATCCTGAACCTGGAGAACTACGAACTGATTGGTCTAAAGACCATGAACGGCCCTTGGCCCCGTGCGCTCTACTACCAGCCAGGCGAGACCCTCGGAACCATTACGGTGTGGCCAAACCCTTCCCAGGGTGAGATGCACATTTTTGCCGACACCATGTTCCAGCGGTTTGGTTCCCTGTACGACAACATTGTCATTCCCCAGGGCTACTATATGGCCATGCGCTGGTGCCTGGCCGAACGGTTGTGCCCCATGTATGGCAAGTCTAACCCGCAGCAAATTGCGATGATTAACGCTTTTGCTAGTAACGCCAAATCAGTCATCAAGCGAACCAACATGAAACCAATTCAGGTGGCCAGATTTGATGACACGTTAGTGGTTGGCAAGAGGGCGGATGCCGGTTGGATACTTACAGGAGGCTTTTAGCGGGTTTATTAGGTTTGTGGATTTATTAGGTATAATTGACTGGTCACTTAATAGGAGCCAGTCATGGACGAACAAGCAAAAAGAGAACGAAATGCCGAATACCAACGCCGCTACTACCAACGCAAAAAGCAAGGACTTGTTGCCCCAAATAGCGGCAAAGCGCAAAACACGCCTGATGTTTTGTGGTCAAAGGTTGACATTCGCGGAGAAGATGAGTGCTGGGAATGGAAGGGTTTTAGAAACCACGACAACTATGGCCGCACTTGGATCAATCAAAAGGGCTATTACGCGCATCGCGTCATCTTCAATCTTGCGTATCCTGGCAAAATTGACCTCAACGCCCCTCGCGCTACTGACATCAGTGGTTTCGTTTTGCATCGGTGCGACAACCCGCCGTGCTGCAACCCAAAACACTTGTACCTTGGTACGTTCAAAGACAACACGCGGGACAAAGTGGAACGCCGCCGTTGTCCAGACTTTAGCGGGGACAAAGGCCCGCGTTGCAAACTAACTATGGAACAAGCCCGTCAAGCCAGAGAATTACGCAAACAAGGCCAGTCTGTCCGCAGTCTTGCGGCCCAGTTTGGCATCAGTCTGCCATCTATGAAATCTTTGCTGCGCGGTGACTCTTACAAGGAGGGCGCGTAATGGCAGATTTTGGCTTTGTAGGGGCTGCATATGAAGCGCCATCCATTTATCAAGATGCACAGGAACTGATCAATTTCTATCCCGAAATTGATCCCACCAAGTCACCCCAGGATCGCGGCGTCATCGCCCTGTATCCGACCCCAGGTTTGGAAACTCTGGCCATTTTCCCCAATCAGGAGGAAGTCCGCGCCCTGCGAACCTTGTCCGGCGGCACCCAACTGATGGCCGTCTGCGGTGACTTTGTTTACGTTCTCGAATCCGACCTGACCCCCAAGATTGTTGGCCAACTTAACTCCGCCACCGGCCTGGTCGGCATGGTAGACAACGGCGTTAACGTCTACATTGTGGATAACGATTACCGATATACCTGGCGCATTTCCAACCCATCAGCGGCAATTTTTACTGGGTCAATTAGCAGCACAACCCTGACCGTGACCTCGGTTTTGAGTGGCACGATTGCGGTTGGCCAGGCTATTTTTGGTAACGGTGTTGGCCAAAATACCATCATTACCGCGCTGGGAACCGGATCGGGTGGAACTGGAACGTACACCGTCAGCAAGTCCCAAACTGTTGCATCGACCTCGATTAACGCTGCGGCCTCACCGGCCATCTTTAGCGCAACCATTAGCGGCACAACCATGACCGTGGCCAGCGTGAGCAGCGGAACCATAGTGATTGGCCAGACGATTGTCGGCGCTGGTATTACGGACGGCACCATCATTACCGCGCTCGGAACGGGTTCTGGTGGCGCCGGAACCTACACGGTCAGCGCCTCTCAAACGGTCACCCCAGCGGTTACGGTCTACGCATCCAACTGGTCGGTTTTACCCGCAACAGACGGTGCTTTTGAGGGTGGGGGAACGGTAGACATTACCGACAACTATTTTGTTTACAACAAGCCTGACTCCCAACTGTTCGCGGCCTCAGACCTGTTGAGCCCTATTACCGACCCCCTGTCGTTTGGCTCTAAAGATGGGTCACCGGATGACCTTGTTGCCATTATCGTTGACCGGCGCGAGGTTTATCTTTTGGGTGAGATGTCATCTGAGGTGTGGATTGACTCCGGCGGGGTGCCGTTTCCGTTCACGCGTATCCCAGGCACCTCAACTCAACAGGGTATTGCAGCCCGTTGGTCATGCGCTCGGATGGGCAACTCTTTTGCTTATGTGTCCCGCAACAACCGTGGTGAAGCCACCATCGTGCGGATGAACGGATATTTTCCAGAGCGGATCAGCACCCACGCCGTGGAAAATACCCTGGTCGGTCAGAACGTCTCGGACGCCCTGGCCTGGACTTATCAACTAGAGGGGCATGAGGTTTATGTGGTCACATTCCCCAGTATTGGCGAACACGGCCTGACTTGGGCGTATGACAACACCACCGGCGCCTGGCACAAGTGGCTCTACACCAACAATATGGGCGAGTACGAGCGCCACCGTGGCAACTGCTGCGCGTTTTTCAACCAGAAGGTTTTGGCCGGTGACTACGAGAACGGCAAACTTTACTGGGTGCGTCAGGACTACTACACCGATGACGGCCAGATGGTTCGCCGGCTGCGCCGTGCGCCGCACCTAACTTCTGACTTGCAGCGCCAGTATTTCCACGAACTCCAGATTCAATTCCAGCCTGGCGTTGGGTTATCCACGGGCCAAGGCGAGGACCCTCAAGCCATGTTGCGCTGGTCTAGTGACGGTGGCTCGACCTGGTCCAACGAATACTGGACAACGATTGGCAAACAGGGCCGATATGCAAACCGTGCGATTTGGCGCCGGCTGGGCTGGTCGCGTGACCGAGTGTTCGAGGTGGTGGTAACTGATCCCGTCAAGGCGGTGATTGTGTCAGCCAACCTAAAAGCCGAGGCGGGGGATAACTGATGGCCGTCCAACAAAACCAGCGAATTCCCACCAGCCCCTTAATTGACCAGACCCAGCGCCCTACGCGGGCCTGGCAATTGTGGTTTTTGAACCTGTTGAACTTTTCCAGCAGCAACTCGGCCACCGCGGGTTCCGCTACGTTGCCGGCCAACCCTGCTGGATTCATCAACATCACCGTCAACGGTGAGGCCAAAAAGGTGCCCTACTATGACGTTTGAAGTAGATACCCTGTCCAAGGTTCCGACCTTAGAGGAAATTAACCGACTTCAGTCGGCCATGGTCAAGATGCCCCAGGCCAAACTGGAGACTGAGCATTATTTCTCCGGCGGAATGTACTGCCGGAAATTGAGCCGACCCGCGGGAACCCTGATTGTTGGAAAAGCCCACAAAAAAGACCACTTTTTTATGTGCGCGAAGGGTGAAATCATTGCCTGGTCTGAAAAAGGTATGGTTACTTTGTTGCCTGGCGATATAATTGAATCCAAAGCCGGAACCAAGCGGGTGACGCTGGCGGTGAAGGACTCCGTAGGGGTTACATTCCACCGAACTGACAAGACCGATTTGGATGAGATTGAGGCCGAATTGATCGAACCAGACGAGACGGCGTTGTTTGACTCACACAATGAACTCAAAAAATTGGTAAACAGTAGCGAGGTGCAAAAATGTCTTGGGTAGCCGTTGCGGTAGTTGGATCAAGCCTGGTTTCGGGCTACATGGGGTCTAAGGCCGCCAAGTCGGCTGCGGACACAACTGCCGGCGCAACGCGATACGCGGCGGACGTCCAAAAAGAAATGTATGACCTGTCACGGGCGGACTTGGCTCCATACCGTGAAATTGGTTACGAGTCTTTAGAGGACATCAATAGGCTCAAACCGTATCTAACTGGCCAATTTAGCGGGGATCAACTAGCCCAATATTTAGACCCCAGCATGGCGTTCCGCATGAAATACGGAACCCAGGCCACGGAACGGCTGGCCAACGTATCTGGCGGAGCGCTTGGTGGAAATGCCATGCGCGCCCTGCAAGACTATGGCCAAAATTTAGCCGCTACTGAATACGGAAATGCTTTCAATCGGTTCCAAACCGAGCGCGGAAACATATACAACACCCTGGCAAACATTGCCGGAATGGGTCAGGGCGCAGTCAATACAGGCATTAGCGCGGGGCAACAAACCGCTCAGAACGTTGGAACCCTTGCCGTAGGTGGTGCCCAGGCTCAAGCCGCCGGACAAGTAGGCGCCGCTAATGCGTGGACAAACGCCCTGCAAGGCCCAGCAAACTATTTGCAACTGTCCGCTCTGATGGGACGAAACCCATTTGGTGGTTTTGGTGGGGCGCCAACCGCTACAACCATGGCTCCAACTTCAGCCATAGCGCCCCAGGCGGCTTCAACAAATGTTGCGTAAGGACTAATCATGGCCGATTTTGGAATCAAACCAGACATCGCTCTAGGCGTAAAAGGCCCGCAGCAACAGTCATTGTCTGACCTGTTGGGAACGGCCACCAAGGCCATGGAGTTTTCCCGCCTGTCCGAACTGTATCCAGAACTGATCCGCAAGACCAAGGCCGAAGCCGCTGGTGCTGAGACCACCGCGGCTAAGGGTTCTCTGGATTACAACCTTGGTTTGGCCAACACCATTGCTGCTGGCCAGACCAGCATGATTACAAACCCTTTGATTGTAAAAGCCGCCAACGCGCCCGATAGTCTTACATCGGATGAGCGCAAGGCACTTGTCACGTTGGTGACTGACAACTCCATCCAGCAGTCTAAAAACGCCGGTATTCCCTGGGAAGGCCAAGGGCAAAAACTAGCCCAACCATATATCACCATGGCCATGAACAACCCTGGTGGCCTCAAACAGTATTACACCGAGCGGATGTTGGCCGGTCTCGATTCCGCAACTCGTTTGTCTCGCGGAACCGGAGAGATTCAGTCCGTTGCCGGCCAGCCATCGTTGGTCAACCCACTGATGCCAAGGCCGGTTCAGCCTATTCCTGGTTTTGCGCCAGGCGTTCCGGTGGCCGAAGGTGGCCGCACAGATATGGGCGCAAATATGCCCGTTGCGCCACAAGGCGTTCAACCCGCGGCTCCAGCACAACCCGCGGCACCAAGGGGTGTGACGTCAGCCGATATGACTCAACGGCCAGGTGGCCCAGGGTTTGACTTGCCTTATCCGAAACCACAACCTGGTGTGGCCATGGCGGTCACAACTCAGTACCAGGCGGACGAAGCCGCCGGTAACAAATACCGAAGTGGCCTAGCATCGGCTCGAATGACGGTTCCAGCCGGACTCAGAAACGTGGACGAAGTTTTGCGTGGCGCTGCCGAACTGGCCAAAGACGTCAACTTTGAAACTGGCAAACCAGCCGATATTGAGCGGGCCGTAAAAGTGTTTTTTGGTGACGCCCGTTATAAAGAACTCAGCAAAAACATTGCTAACGCCCAGATTGCTATCGCCCAGGCATCAGGCGCATCGACTGACTCCATGCGCGAACTGATCAGCAAAGCCACGGGTGACGAAACCTATCCTCCGCAAGTGCTTTTGAGCATCGCCTCACGTTTGCGTGGTGAACTGAAAGGGCTAGACCTAGAGGCCCAGGGTGCCCAGGCGTTTGCGACCAAGTTTGGTGACGCAAACCTTCCCGCCTATCGTGACGTTTGGGCGCGTAATGCTTCTGACAACCGAGTGTTTGAGGCCATGTCAATCATGGACTCTCGGATGTCCAGGGATCAACGCGAAAAGGCTCTCGACAAGATTCTCCCGATTGATGCGGCTGAACTGCAAGACTTCAGAACAAGAATTCAAAACATCCGTTCCCTGTCTCAGTCTGGAACGTTGCCTAGCCAATCTAAATCGTCAAAGAGATAAGTCATGGTCACTGATGACTTGCTAGACCGTCTCAAGATGGTGGAATCAAGCGGTGACCCAAGGGCAGTCAACCCTAAAACCGGTGCTATGGGCGCGTATCAATTCATGCCTGGCACGGTCAAAATGCTGGAATCTCAGGGCATCAAGTTTGACCCGTTTAACGAGTCCCAAGCAAGAAATGCGGCCAGGATTTACCTGACGCAACTTGTCGATCAAAATAAGGGTGACGTTGACGCGGCCCTGGCCCAATACGGTGGGTTCAAAACCAAAGACCCATCGTCCTATGTGCAGAAAGTAAAAGGCGAACCCATGGATGACTTACTGGGATTTATTGATAAGCGGATCAAGTCCGCAGCCCCGTCCGATTTCGGAACGCTAGAGGACATCATCCAGCAACGAATCGTCAAGGCTCAACAGGCGCCGATCCAGGCCGCTGCCGAGCAACAACGAATTCTTCAGGCTGCGGTTCCGCAAATTGACGCGTCTGGCCGTTTGATCCGAGAAGCCCCCGCCCCTGTAAAGCCCCGTCAAATCCGCGGCGTGGGAGACTTTTTTGAGGCGCCTATTGGCATGGCGGAGACGGTTCTTAATTTAGGGACTGGCGCGTTTGTGGCCCCGTTGGCTGCTGGTGAGCAATTGGTGCGGAACGTCATCGAAGGCCAGCCCAACACTAGAACGGACGTTTTTGCCAAACGGATGGGTCAGTTTGTTTACCAGCCTCGCACCGAGTTTGGAAAAGAAAACGTAGAGCAAATTGGCAAAGCATTTGAGGCCAGCAAACTGCCACCGGTGTTGACGCCAGAGTTTGTTGCCCTCCAGGCTGCTAAAGCGCCCGTTGCCCGTGTTCCGGTCGGTGAACCAAAGCCCCGATATACCGCACAAGAGGCCGCCCAGGTCAGTCAGATTGTTAAGGGCACCGCCCCATCGTTGCAGCAGCCGTTGCCTGGCATCTCGATGCAAAGCGTTGGCGCAGCCGCTCGGCGTGATCCGGTACGAATTGAGGCCACAATCGCCAGCCTCCCAGAGTCAGACCAGGCCGTGGCCCGTTCCATTCCTGTTGAGCGAATCAACCCCGTTGCGCTGGAAAACCACGCCCAGGCGGTCAACCTTCCCGTGCCCGTCCGGCTGACTGCTGGCCAGGCTACGGGTGACATTGTGGCCATGAGTAAAGAGTACAACCAGCGTGGCAAAAACCCAGAACTGGCATTGCGGTTCAAAGAGCAAAACGATGCCCTGGTTGGCAATATGGATGCGTTCCGCGACACCGTGGCGCCGGACATCTTCAGCACCGCTCCCGCAGACCTGGGCAAGATTGTCAAAGAGGGTTACAAAAACTTGGACAACGCCATAGAGGCTGACATCACCGCCAAATATAAACGGCTTAGAGATGCAGCCGGTGGCCAATTTCCAATTGACTCCAGAACCTTGTTGGCCAACGTAGAGAAAAAACTCAGCACAGAATTGTTGACCGACAACGCGCCATCGGCCCAGATGAAAAGCCTGACTCAGATGGCGGAAAACAACTCGATGACATTTGAGAACTATCTTGCTTTGCGCCGCAACCTTGGAAAAGTCATCGCATCGAGCAAAGACGGCAACGAGCGAAGTGCGGCTCGATTTATGCGGGACGAATTGGATGCGCTGCCACTCTCCCCTGGTGCCGCAGCCCTCAAACCTTTGGCTGATGAGGCCCGCGCCGCTGCCAAGGCCCGTTTTGACTTAATGAGACGAGACCAGGCA